GAACTAACAAGTTTTAATCCACCAGATGATGCCGATGCTAAATCGTTTTTACCCACACCAAAGATTTCTTTTGCTGTGTAGGATTTACCACTACCCGGTCCACCAGCCAAAAAGATACATTTAAGAATACCAGGATCATCAACTCCTTCGGTAATAATACTTGCGAAGATGTTGTTTTGGATTTCTTTTAGTTCTTTTTGGATGGAAGAAATTTCGGATATGATGTTCTTCATTGATTACTTAGTCTTCTTTGCTGCTGGCTTCTTCTTTTCAACAACTACAGTCTTTGCAACTTTCTTAGCCTTGTCAGCTACTTTCTTTACTTTAACTGCAACTTCCTTTACTTCTTCGATTTTTTCTTCAATAGCGTCAGGAATGTTATTGTTGTTCTTATCTTCAATCTTACCAGATTTCATACCAAAGTATGCAAATGTTGCTCCGATTGCAAGAACAGCCAAAATAATTAAAAATGTTCCCATAATTTTAGTTTTAAGGTTTATGTATAAATATATAGTTTTTTAGTAAACAAACACTAGTCTTCACCATATAAAGAGTATTTGGTTATCGGTTTTTCAACCTTAACTTCTTCTTTATAGATTACTTCTACCGTCCCTTTACGAGCTGATAGGAAGAATTCTGTTTGTCCAGTTTTTTGGAAATGATACTCTAGTCCATCGGTTAGAGATTCCAAAATCGTAGCTGGAGAATCTACCGGTTGCCATCTGTCACCAGGTGGAACTCTTTTCAAAACTACTTCTTTAATTTCTTCTATTTTAGTTTCAAATGCCATTATTTGATAACTTGTAAGATTTTAGATTCTTTTGCAGATGTAACTTCGTAATCCAATTGGATACCAGCATCTTCAAATTCTTTAACTACTCTAGCTTCAGCCTCAGTAACTGTCATAGCATCTACTAAATAGTTTTCCTTTACTTTCTTAATTTTTGTACCGCCCTTACCACCATCTACTTCGTGTTGTACGGTCACTGTAACTTCAAAATACTTTGCCATAATTTATGTTTTTAATGTTTAATTACAAATATACTACTTTTTTTTGAATCTACCAAATTAATATTCATATTCTTTTTTAGGACCTGATAGATTTCCATTGATTAGAAACGAACAATTAAAACACAACATTCGTAGATTATCGTAAATATGATTCTTTCTATTACCATCTACAAAATCCAAAACCAAAGGAACTTTATGGTCAGTTATTCTTCTTTCCTCAAAACCACAATTACAGCATTTTTCTTCCATATATCCACTTAAAAGCAACCTTCTTTTTAACTTCCACACAGGATAGTTTGGAAATTTACCTTTTATAATATCATCTAATGCATGATATCCATGTGAACTCTGAGAACCTTTACGAATACCAATACCATGTGGATTTTTTAAATCCTCAAATATTTTATATTCTCTTGCGTATTTTTTGTATGTATTATATGAAACACCTAATAATTTAGCTGCTTCGGCTGCTGAACGTGCCTTTTTTTGTATATCTCTGATTTCGGATTCTAAAAGTGGTCTTGCACCTAATCCTCTTTTCGTTCTTCTTTGTGGAGCTAATGATAAATCTTTTGTAGGGTCAAAGTTTGTAAACTCCTTAAATTCTTTTTGTTCTTCCATAACAATTTTGATAGACTATTTATGTTTCTATATATAAGTATATCAATTTTATTTTTTAAAACAATTTATTTTAAGTTTTCGTACTTTTTTTTGTTTGATTTATTAGACCATTCCATTTCTACTGCTACCCATTTACCTCTTGGACACGCACCTATTTTTGGTGAATATACTTTTGCTTTTAATGCACACCCACACTCACCACAGTGAATAATAGGCATTGTTTTCTTTGAGTCACAATTATCACATATCTCCATTCTCTTACCCGCCAATTCCGCTTGCTCGTCACTTGGATTAAACATTATACCCCAAGCTTTAAATATTTCTTCTATTTTGTTCATATGCAACCTTTATTTTTTAAAAAATGAATTACTTTATTAAAACTTTGTATTGGATTTTCAGAGGTAGTATCTAAATCAAAATAATCTTCGGTTGGCTCTTGAAAATCAATATTTTTATTTTCTTCTTTTACTTTTTTTCTAGTATTATGAATGTATATTTCAACTATATTTTCTTTACAAACTTTTTTAAAAATTTCACGTTGTTCTCTGTTTGGACTATTAATTGATACAACAACATCACATCCTTTTGTATTTAAGAATTTTGAAATAATTTGAGTTTTTGTTACATCATCAACATCTCCCATCTCAACCGAATTTAAGTCTTTATCGTCAATATGAAAAACATCACGTCTCCAATTTCTTTTTTCGGTTTGTAAAAACTCTTTTAATTTATTTCCTTGTATAGTTTTACCTACTCCAAATTTTCCTGTAAACCAATATATCATATATCATCTTTTTTATAAGTATTTTCTTTTTTATTATTCAAAAAGTGCTGAAGCACATCCTCTACATATAGTATCATACGATTCTTGTACTTTTTGTTGATGTTCTTCACTACCCCAAAAATCTTTTAATTCTTGGGTTTTAAAATCACCAAATTGAACTTCCATATCATAATCATTACAACATAAGAATACCTTACCGGCTGCATTTACATGAATCCAACCAACAGGCCTTCCGCCAACTTCCCTACCATTGCCACATCCAATTACTTTTTTAGTTTCATCACCTTTTTGTAAATTTCTTTTTATTGCTTCTTTGTTAGTCATTATATGGTCCAATAATCCAGCTCTATCAATTAGTGACGGTACATCAAATACCTGTAAACCAGGAAATAATTCTCTAGCTTTATTTGTTTGAGTTGCAAGTTCTCCTGTTATCGGGTCTAAATCCATATCAATAGGGAATTCAGGTCCTTTATCTAACCAACCACCTCTATCACTAAAAGAATTATGATTAGAACCGTTTACCTGTATTGAAAATGATTTATTTTTTACCATATGCGGCAACTTTTCCATAGCATATTTTACGTTTGATATTAATTTATCAAATTGTTTTATATTGATACCACTTCGTAAACTCCAAACTTCAGGTTCAAAAGCTGGTATGTTTAGGCATATACCATTTACTACATATGGGTATTTCACCAACAAATCAACTTTTTCCGGTGTTAAAGGAATTCCATTTGATAACACCATAAAACATAATCTATATTTTTGACAAATTTGTAATAATTGTTCAAAATGTGGATATAAAAGTATTTCGTTATAATGTGCGGTATAAAAACCACCAAAGTTTTTATGAACTAGACCATCTGGTTTTTCCCTTTCATCTATTAAATTTTTAATTATTTTTTCTAATAATTCAGGACTCATCACTTCTTTACCTGAAGTGGGATTTCCTTTGTACTTTACCGGACAAAACCAACATCTTGCATTACATACCCCATATGGGTCCAACTGCATCTGATGAATTTTATAAGTTTGAAATTGTTCTTTTACTGTCATATATTTTGTTTTTATAAACCTTTATTTGCGAAATATTCATATAATAATAAAACTGGATTTTCATGTGTTTCATACCACAACTTTTCAACATGAATTCTATTAAATTTAGATTCAGTATTATGTGATTCATATAATTGGTGCGGTCTACAAGTTCTTAAAACCCCATCAACATCTTTAACTCCAATCCCACCAGTAAAATGATAAAAATTCACCTTACTATCATCTTCATTATATAATCCAAATTTACCATCAGTAATTTTAATTATTTTTTTTGGACGTTTGTGAAACCACCACGTGTTCATCCATTCAAATTGAGGCAATACATGTATATCTACCGAATATAACTGTATCAATAGATTTGTAATATATTGCTCTAAATGTGATATGGGGTTTTTCTTTGTATCAAAATCAGTTGTTAATATTTCTATACTTTTCTCCAATAGAAACATATGTTTACTTTTATTAAATCCAATCAATCCAGCATTATAAGTTGGTGTAATTAAATCTTTAGTATAACCATCCGATAAATCTCCTATATACTTTCTTAATTCTGTTTGTATTCTTTTGTGTTCATCATTCCATTCATGCTTGTCAACATAAGAATAATGTAAAATATCAACTTCTTCTCTGGCAACAACCATTTTTCCACTTTCTAAAATATCAAATAAAAAATCCATATTAGATAAAAATATAGTATCAGCATCTAATAGTATTTCATAATCATGCATATGATTCATTAATCCTATCCATTTAAACAAATATTTTCCTTTAAATTGTTGGAACGTATAACCTTCCATACTCACATCAATAACATCAACTACTTTCTCTATATGAGCTCTTTTATCAGCATCCAATTCACCGGCAACATATACTTTAATTGGAATTTTACTTTCATAATATTTCCAACTATTATATAACGCTATGAAGTCATAATAGTATTTATTTTCAACAAATACACTATAAGATTTACTCATATCAATACTGATTTTTTTCCAACTTTTTGAATCAATTCCCAATAGTGATAAGAAGTTGTATTTTGTTTTATATCTAATTCCACACCGTACGGTAATGTATTCATAAACTCCGATTTGTAGAATAAACCAGAATTTGAATTTACCACTCCTGCATTGTGAAATATATTACACGTATCCCATAAATCTTCTGGTGATGTTCCCCAACTAAATTGTAAATTTTCATGACAAATGGTTTGGAATCCTAATTTCCAAGCATTCCATAAAACGGCCCACATATCAGCACACCATATTTGCAATTCATGATAAGATGGGTCTTTTTGTTTTTTAATATTATTTAATTCGGTTATATTAACAAATAATTTTTCGGAATCTTCTTCAACTTTTTGCCAATAGTATTCATCTATTCCTTTCATTATATATTGTGCACCGATAGTATTTAGCTCATTATCTTCAACAACTTTCTCATCTATATCCGCCAGTTTACACATAGCAGATAATATATCATCTCCTTTAGATTTTATATAAGAATGTGAAATATACCAACGGCAATCTGAACCGTACCATATATCATCATTTATCATTTCAGAGGTTATCCATTCATTGATTGGCTTTGTAAACGCAATATCACAATCATGATAGAAAATAGTTTCTTGTTTTAATTCAGGCCTATTTAACCAATGTTGTTTTAATACATTTGGTCTTACTGATGAAATATAATTTTTATACATTCTAGTATCATCGTAAAAAAAGAATCTAACGTAATTATATTTTTCAGCAAGAGTAGTCCATTCTACTGGAATTATACCATTTTGTTTTATACCAATTACATCTATATTATTTGGATTGATGCCCATTTCCATAAAGTTATGTATCATAACTTCTACTTGCCACGTATAGTAAGGAATACAGGGTTGCGCACAAACGAAACGTAAATTTTTCATAACATTTTAATTAAATATAATTATAGTTTTTTGCTTTTTTTAACAGAAATCACCAGTACCAGTTCCAACTTGTCCAGTTGACGAATTTAAATTAAATGTTTCACTAATTATCATACCACCAAGTTCTTCTGCAACAAATGAATATCCCGTCAATAAGATATCTTGCGGCATTCTATATAAAATTGCTCCATCTGTCGCAGCATCTGCCAATGATATGTTATTTGCAGATGAACGTACTGAACGAATTGTTGTCAATGAACAAACACCACCGGATGAATTACTTAAAGTAACTGTGAATGTTATAGGTGCAGCAGTGGTTGTAGTTGTAGTGGTTGTTGGAGCAGCGGTAGTTGTAGTTGTTGTAGTAGTTGGTGCAGCAGTAGTTGTAGTTGTAGTTGGAGCAGAGGTTGTTGTTGTAGTTGTTGGTGCTGCAGTTGTTGTAGTTGTAGTTGTAGTTGGAGCAGCGGTTGTTGTTGTAGTTGTTGGTGCCGCGGTTGTAGTTGTTGTAGTTGTAGTGGTTGTAGTAGTTGTTGTAGTTGTAGTTGTAGTTGTTGGTATACCAGATATGCTTAATGTCAATGAATTAGTACATGCACCCACCGATGTTATTGTGACTTGTGTAGCCGAATCAGAAACAGTAACACTTTTACCAGCCAATAGTTCTGCTTTAGTAGCAGTGGATGGAACTACTGAGCCTACATTTGCTGTAAGGTTAAAGTTTGGTCCTAAATCACCACCCATTCCACTATATAATGTTATCGTTGTTATCATATTTCATTTTTAACATGCAAATCCTGTATCACTACCAACTGCTCCAGTTGATGAGTTTATTGTATAAGTATTTGATACTATATTTCCACCCAAAGTACCATCATATTCAGCAACATAATTAAATCCAATTAAAGGAGTTCCCTGTGGTGTTCTATATAATACAGCATTATCGGCTGCCGCATCATCTAAAGTTGTTGCATTGTTTGATGCGTAAACTAAACGTAGTGTGTTCATTGAACATGGGCTAGCTGGACTAGCACTTCCTACCGAAACATTAAATATGTTTGGTGCTACGGTAGTTGTTGTAGTTGTAGGTGCTGCAGTGGTTGTAGTTGTAGTGGTTGTTGGAGCAGCGGTAGTTGTAGTTGTAGTTGGTGCTGCAGTGGTTGTAGTTGTAGTTGTAGTTGGTGCTGCAGTGGTTGTAGTTGTAGTTGGAGCAGCGGTTGTAGTAGTTGTTGTAGTTGTGGTACTAGTAGTTGTAGTAGTTGTTGGTGTTCCATAAATTGCACTACCACCATTGAATCCACAAATAGGTGCGTTTGTTGGTAACGGTGCAGCAGTTGTTGTGCTTGGGGCAGCAGTTGTTGTACTTGTAGTTGTAGTTGTTGGTGTACAACTTATATAAGTAGTTAATTTACCAGAGCCACCAGAAACTTCACCAAAATAACTACCATTACTATAAAATCCATTAGATACCAACGTAGTTAATGTATTATTGGTATATAAAACTACATCCTGTGCAAATGTTGCTCCATTTTTAGCATAATATGTAGATGTTCCAGCACTACACGCAGTAAATCCATTGGATGCGTGATATCCTAGTGCAAGTGACACTGGTCCGGAAGTTGTTGTTGTGGTTGTTGTTGTTGTAAATGTTACACAGGTAACGTTCATTGATTTCACAGCAAAGAGGCCATTACTATCTCTTAAAATTACAAAATACTGATTATTTAATAACCCAGTAAATGTATAAGTTGTTGCTCCACTTAATGCAATTGGAGTTTTACTATAAGCTTCTCCAGGTGTATTTCCTATTTGTACACTTTGATAAGTACCACTACCACCACTAAAAGAAGAAATCTGTATTCTACCATATCCACCAGAACAACCTATGTCCGAAATTGTAAAATTAATCGGTGCAATAGTCGTGGTTGTAGTTGTTGTAATTGGATATAAAGTAGGATTACAATTTGCATCTAAACTACCAATCTCCTCTAGAGTAGAATCCAATGAACGAGATACCGTATTTTCTTGTGCAACAAATTCAAAGCTGTTGTTTAACTCATTCAATATTTGTCTAGGACCTCTGTATCCAGAACAGTCTGTCCATTCCACAAATGAATAAGTGTTGTCAGGTATTGTAATTCTGTAAACGTATGATGCCATTACTTATTGGATTTCTTCAATACCTATAAGTATATATTGAAATCAATTATGCTCCGAATTTATTAATGAACCACGCATAGCTCTTATTTCCAGATGAAGAACCACTAACTGCTAAAGTATTAGATGGAGTTACACCGAATGTTACAAAATCGGATGAACCACCTAAATAGTTTGTAGTTGGTGCGTTATTTCCATCAAAATAAAATCTAACAATATAAGTTGCGGAGTTGGTTGCTGTTCCAGTACTTGTATTAATTGATGCCAATAATAGTAATGTAGCTCCAGCAGTTCCCATATTAATTGGTAATCCTGTATCACCACCTTCGTTTCCAGCTGCTACAAATAAAGAACCTTGTGATGCACCTGCATTTACACTACCATCACCAACAACACTAAATTTAGTATTAGAACCAAGTGATGTATCGGTAGTACTTGTACCTATTTGAGTTTTACCACCAACATTAAACGTTCCACTTGCAGTTACATTACCAGCATTTGATACGTTTAATAGATTAGTTCCGCTATAATTTGTTACTCTGAAATTTGAATTGTTTGTACTAAAAACAGTATCAATAGAACCGCCACCAGGAATTGTAGCTCTTGGAGTATTTGTTCTATCTCTAACAACAAAAATAGTATTATCACCCGATGTTGGACTTTGTCTACCAACGTAAACGTATTTGTTTGGAGAATCTACAAAAAAGTCACCTTTTGTTGCACCCGTACTACTTTCAATAACTTCAAAACTATGGGACACTAATAAACTACCGGTAAATTCATGTCTATCATCGGATGTATTACCAAACTTTGTTGAACCACTTTGAAATAATACAGATGATGTTGTATAAGTTGTATGTAATTCTTGTGTTGTTATTTTACCAGTAAAATAAACATCGTTATTACCATCAATTGTAAATGCGTTCTTTAATGATGCTGTATATCCTTGTAAAGGTCCTATTTGAGTTAATTCAGTAATTTGAGATGAACTACTTACTACACCATTTGTTGCCAATAATGAACCGGTTAAAGATGGAACTTCTATATTATTCGTAACATAAAAAGAACCAGTTACCTCTGCTCCAGTTAAACTTACTCTGAACTTTCTTAACCAAGTACTTCCATTAAATTCAGCAACATTGAAACCACTAAATCCACCATTTCTACTATCAAATACAAATTCAGCAGAACCTCTTTGGTTTGTTGATGAGTAGCTATTACCAAAGATTTGATAATAAGGTCCATAAATTGAACCACCATCAAAGAAACCAAACAACATTGCGTTTGTAGTTCCAGCGTTATATAGTAATGGAGATGCACCACTCAAATTTAAATTACCAGTAATTGTTTGATTACCATAGAAAGTATTTGCAGATGATGTTTGTGCAAATGTAAAATAATCTTTTATTTGCTGTGAACTGCTTACAATTCCAGAAGTTTTTAAAGATTGAGTATATGATTGAATACCCGTTATATCTAATTTAGCCGAAGATGTAAACACATTTAATGATGATGTGTAAGCTACAATTTGTCCAATTTCAGTTTTAACTGATGCGGTATAGGCTAATGTTTGAGAAATAGTTTCTTTAACAGAAGCAGTATAAGCTTGAATATTTGCTACTTCATTTTTAACGCTTTGAGTGTATGCGTTTAATGAAGATGTATAGGCTAATGTTTGAGAAATAGTTTCTTTAACAGAAGCAGTATAAGCTTGAATATTTGCTACTTCATTTTTAACCGAAGCTGTATAAGCTAGTGTTTGTGAAATAGTTTCTTTAACAGAAGCAGTATATGCTTGAATATTTGCTACTTCATTTTTAACACTTGCAGTATATGCTTGAATATTTGCTACTTCATTTTTAACACTTGCAGTGTATGCTAATGTTTGTGAAATAGTTTCTTTTACAGATGCAGTATATGCTAATGTTTGTGAAATTTCTTCTTTAACACTTGCAGTATAAGCTTGAATATTTGCCACATCAATTTTTCCAGATGCAGTAAATGTGTTGAGTGATGCCGTATATGACACCAATTGTCCAACTTCAACTTTTACCGAAGCGGTGTATGCTTGTATATTTGCAACCGTATCACTTATTGATTGAGAATGTTGGTTGAAAGATGCAGTTACTATTGATACTCCCAAATTAACTCCTAACTGAGAAGAAGAAAAACTATTGAAAGATGCGGTAACTATTGATGTACCAAGATTCACCCCTAATTGAGATGAAGAAAAACTATTGAAAGATGCGGTAACTATTGATGTACCAAGATTCACCCCTAATTGAGATGAAGAAAAACTATTGAAAGATGCGGTAACTATTGAATTTCCTAAATTTACACCCAATTGTGATGAAGAAAAACTATTAAAAGATGCGGTTACGATTGATGTACCAAGATTTACTCCTAATTGAGAAGATGTAAATTGATTTAATGTTGCAATATTAACCGAATCACCATTTACAATCAATGAACCGGTCATATTTACAGATCCAGTAAATTCATGCTTATCGGATGATTGGTCACCAAATTTATTTGAACCAGAAGAAAATACAACCGAAGATGTTTGATATATAGTTTCAATATCGTTTACAGTCAATTTTCCGGTAATAGTAACACTACCGTTTACAATTTGATTTCCTGTAAATGTGTTCGCAGAACCAGTTTTTGCAGCAAATTCAGTTATTTTATCACGTAAAGTTTTAATTGTGATTTGCGCGGTTGTACTAGCCGAAACCATAGCTACTACATCATTATCTGATAATTTATATATATTATCAACTACTATGGGAAGTTCGGATATTTTCTTATTTGCCATTTTTCAATACGATTTTTTCTAAAAGTTAGTATTTAACTCTTATAAATATTGGAAAATGTAATAAAACTATTCCCTAAAGGATTTTCTCTTTTTGGTGGACAGTGCGGATGGTGGAAGTACTCCAGATGCTATTTTATCTAATATAACTTCTCTCTGACTTTTACGAATTGCTTTTTGTTTTTCCTCTCTTTTTTCGGTAGTTGGTTTAGTGTACTCCTTTCGGTTTCTCAATTCTAAAATATGTCCCGATTTTATTACCTTTCTTTTGAATTCTTTAAGAGCTTTATTGATGTCCTGCTTTGTACAGTCAACTATAACGATTGCTACTCCCATATATTATGAATGTTTTATGTGTTGTATCTTTTGTTTTACGTTTGGATATGCTTTAAGCCTTTTTCTAACCGCTTCTACATTTTTAAGCGAATCATCTACAAAGAAAACATCATCATACCCCTCATCTTTTACCTTTGCTTCTATCCAATCTGCTTTCTTTTCAGGATTTGCATCACCCAATGCAACTACCATTACGTTTCTAATACCCAAATCTTTAATAAAATCATATACAGGTCTATATGCAGAACGTGCAGTTAGGATATATATCGTTCTACTACTATCGGATGCCGCCATTCTTTTCAATAATTCAAAATATCCTTTAATTAATTTTGGGTCCGATACTTTTTGAAAATCGGTATAATCAAATACATCACCCGGTCTTTCTTTGTAAACTGCATATTCACCAGGAGTTAGTTTTGATTCTTTTCCGTCTTTATGTTTTACATATATAAAAGAAGTTGTTTTGACAAGTGTATCGTCAAAATCAAATATTCTTAATTTTTTACTTTCTAAAAATAATGTTCTTGATATTGGCATTATCCGTTCAATTGTCTTTTTGCTTTTGGAAGTGCTTTTTCCAATTTATCGTTTTCTCTAGTTAGATACTCAACTTTCACAGTCAATTCAGCAACTTTTGCTGTCATCTCTATAATCATCTTACGCATTTCATCTTTTTCTTTTGATGATTGCACTAAAAGGGCTTCTAATTTAGAAATTCTATCTCTACAATCGTGTCTGATAAATTCTTCATCTCTCTCCTTTCTCATTGATTTTTTCTCATAGAAACGGAAAGCGGCTGCACTACCTAATACTGTACAGGCGGTTATTAATACTGAATATATATTATCCATTTGTTCCATTATTTTTTCATTTCAAACCAATCCAAAACCCATTGCGTACTTCCAGTTGGAAAAAACATCAAATCGGATGCTGAACCAGAATATGTATTTTGGATTTCTGTGTAACCATAATCCAAATTTTCCATATTAGATTTCTTTTTGCGGTTCTTCTTCGGTTTGAGGTAACGCTGCTGCAACTCTTTCATTTCCCTTCTTATCAAAGTATTCTTTTACATACTTCAATTTCTTTTCCACATCAAGTATTTCGTGATAGTCCATATCTCTTAAATCGTTGAAAATCTGTCCTCTATTTGCAGTTTTTTTACCAGAAACTACAATTGCCACTTGTTTTTTTGTAGAAGGAGTACCTTTATCGTAATATTTCATAATAGCTTTAAGGTGAGTATCGTTCACTCCCATTTCTTTTATGAAGTTTTCTCTTATGATTTTTCTAATTGTATCTTTAATATTTGTCATTTTTATCCAAAATTATAGATATAAATATAGTTTTTAAGAATTAGACTTATTTTCTTCTAATTTTTTTATAAAATTGATAAGTTCTTTTTCTTTTAAACTATTTGCGTTATCATAAAATTCCCTCTTTTTATCAATTCTTTTAACTTTATCACCAAAAGAAGGCTTATTGTTTATATAATCTTCGGTAATATAACACCCATCCAAAACAAATTGTTGAACATTATGTCCAAATCTAGTAGATACTGCTCCTGCTAACATACCATATGTATCTTCTGGTCCATACCCACCAAATGATTCAGGTATACCTACCAATTCCCAGAATGATTTAGAATACAATGTATGCATTCCACATCCAAATTTAAGGGCAGGTATTTGTGTTGCATGTATTTTTTCAACTTTTTGTAGATATGCATTTTTCAATGCTTCTTCAGAATGTGCATACCCAAGTGGTTTATCTTTGAGAGAAGAATCTACTATAACATCCCAACTATCATCCCACCATCTTGGTATTGATGGCGATAGTATATAAATTCCAGATAATTGATAAGATATATTTAGTTGGTGTTTTAATAAATGCTCGTGTAATGCAATATCAGCATCACAAAATATAAACTGGTCATATGATAATTTAATACTTTCTCTTTTTTGTTGAGTAGTCCCCCAACAAGATGTATCTAATATTATCTCATTGATATTTTTTATACCATTAAAAAGAACACCAAATCTACTAACAAAATACGCCTGTTTTAATTCACTATTTTCCCAATCGGTTAATTCAGGATTAAGATTGAGTGTAACTTTTAAAGTCACATCGTCATCTTCATCTAAATAGCGTAATGTTCTATGATATTGCATCATAAATCTTTCCAACATTTCAATTTCATGCGGCATTACATGAATACATACCAATGTCTTTTTTTTAACCATTGTTTACAATTATAAGTTCTTCTTCTGTATGTTTAATACGATTTACTTTTATATCAAAAATATCAAATTGATACTTACCAACTTCTAATTGATTATCATCTAGTATTTCAGATAATATAAATATAAAATTTATATTTTGATTTGTAAGTTTGTTTCCGTCAATTATTAATTCAATATCATTATTTATTGCAGAATTATTTATTTTTTCATTTAGATTAATTATTGAATTGTATTGTTCTTGAATATATTCTTCAATAATATTTTGGTTTAAATCAACAAATACATTCGTACCCCAAGGTTCAATTATATTTAAAATTTGTTTATTACAATTTTTAATATGAATACCAACATTATATTTGTGTGGAATCGTTGGATATTGATACTCATCATTTTTTATAAATGTACCCCATTTTCTTACATAATTTTTAAAAGAACTATTTTTCATTAAATGAAAAAATTCGTCTTTAGTAACTTGTTCTATGCCATCTTGAAATTGTCCACCTCTGCAGGTTAAATGATATACCAGAGCTTCCCATGTTTGAATTATATCATAACCATTTAAAATAAAACGATTGAATATATCAGAGTCTTCATGATATGAATGTAGTTTTTCATCATGCATTCCAATTGAAGTTATATCTTCTTTATAAATTGCCCAAGGTGCAAATATTCCTTTAGTTGTTTTACCTTGATAAACATATCGCATTTCATAAACAAATTTATCAAACTCTGCTTTTTTGAAATCCTCTGGATACATACCAAAATCTTCTACAATTTTTTCCAATCCCTTTGGATGTAGTGGTGGTTCTATACGAGTACCACTAACAACTGAAAGTGGTTTTAGGTGTTTTAATATAGCATCATCAAACCATTGTCCCATATACATATCTGCATGAAACATACATACTATTGGTGTTTCAGCTGCTTCAATACACCTGTTATATCCGTATGCAATTCCTTTTGGAATATCAGTATCATTAACCAAATACTTTATATTGTTTTGGTCTAACCATTCTTTTGTACCATCATTATCCGCATCAACATATACAATAATTTCGTTTTGATGTAAACTATTTTCTTTAATAGATTGAATGCTATTTTTAAGATAACGAAGATTATTTTTAGATGGTATGCAAAATGTTATTTTTCTATTCATTATTTATTTTTTAAAAAAAGACAATCACCCCACTCTTTACCGGTATCATGATACTCTTTAAGTTCAAATCCATGTGGTTTTAAAAATTCAATCAATTGTTCTCTAGTACAAGAACCTTCAAATCTTATTTTATCTTGTGTTTCTAACATTAGAACATCTATGTTCTTTAGTAATTCGGTTGCACCACTTAAAACTAAAAGTTCTGCACCTTCTACATCTATGTTTAAGAAATTATATAATTTTTTATTATGAATTAATTTATCTAAAGTTATAGTTGGAACTTCAATTTCAGCAATGTGCTCATATGGTGCCCAGGATGAATCTCTACCCCATTCATTTATTTTAAATATAGAATCCGTTCCACCATCAAAATTACTTAAATTAAAAGTAATACTACCTTCTTCTTTATCGGATACAGCGTAATTGTAAGCTATGTAATTTTTTAATATAGCAGCTTCACTTCCATTGAAATATTTGTATGTTAATGGTGAACACCAAACTACATATCTACCAGTATTAATAGATTCCTGTAAATTACTAAATCTAAATGGATTTGCTTCAACTAATATAACATTTTTAATTCCCCATTGTACATAACTTAAAGTTTCACCACCTTCATGTGCACCAACGTGCACCACACCAGTTATTTTAATGTCATATTTTTTAATCAAATCGTCAAAACTAAGCATCATAAGTAAAAATTTTTATTTGTTATAATTTTCTAAGTAATATTTTAAATCTTCCGGTGTTCCCAATCCCCACATTTTTTCAATATTGAATGTTTTAATTTTTTTACCATCACCAATTGCTTCATTGAAAACAGGACAAACATAAAATTCATTGTTTACTCTGATATTCTTTTCAATCATTTGCTCTGCATATTTTACATAATCAGAACCTTTAGCCCAATAGTAAACACCAACGGTTGCAATATCCGAAATTGGATTCTTCTCTGCTACTTCGGTAACATACCCATACTCATCCACTTTAGCAAATGACCATTTAGGGTGAGTTGCTGTAAATGTTACAATACCGCCGTCTAACTTTTGTTCAATCATCTTATACATAAACTCATTTGAATCCCACTCTATAAATTGGTCAGAGTTTGCCATCACTAATGGTTGTTCATTATCAATAAATTCTTTTGCTAATAAAGTTGTACATGCAGCACCGTCTGTCAAGCCATCAACTTCAACAATCTTACAACCAGGTGTAATGAGGTTAAGAAGTGTGTCCAGATTGTATTTTGCTCTATGTTCTTTTTGAACTACATAAATAAAAGTTGCTTCAATATTAAGGTTATCGGTTACAACCTGAATCATTGGTTTACCTTCTACATCAATAAGTGGTTTTGGAAATGTATATCCAGCTTGTTGGAATCTACTTCCAGCTCCTGCCATTGGGATAAGAACATTCATCTTACCACCTTGCCATTTTGGTTTACTCATAACTTTCTTTTCGTTTAATTTTTTTGTTATTTTTTCTAATGTCAAATCGTGTGGATTGTCCACTCTCAATACACTTGCTCTACTTCTACTTGCTGCCAATAATCCATGTGGAGAATCTTCTACAATTAACGTTTCTTCAGGCAATACACCCATCATACTCATCGCTTTCCAATACATTTCAGGATGTGGTTTAGAGTTCTTTACATCCTCATTAGAAAGGATTAAATCCATATACTCAATAAGACCTATCTTTGATAACATAACCAATACAGACCTTCTAATTGAGTTTGAACAACATGCTAATTGATAACCTCTATCTCTCAATTCTTTAAATACTGAAACTAATACATGATTAGTTTGTAATTGTGAAATGGCTTCAATAGTTAAGTGTTGCTTTCTATACCAAATTTCATCATAAAAATCAGGATGCAATCCTTTGTTCTTTGTAAGCAATTCTAGCTTTTGCGTTGTCTTCAATCCATCGTATATTGATAGATGTTCTGCTTCAGTAATTACATAAGAATTACCTGTTATCACTTCTACTTCTTTTAGTGCTTCGTTTAAAGTATTATAGTGTATTTCTTTTGCCTCAACAAGCACACCGTCTAAATCAAATATTATTAGTTTTGTCATATTACCAAATTCCTCTATCAAATGGGTTTATATTATATTCTTCAAAAATGGGATTCAATTCATTTTGATATTCAGTTAAATTCCATTTACCCTTATTAATTGCAGTTGCTATATATGGAAATACAAAACTATCATAATGAAATATTCCTCTTTTTTTCTCTTTACCGTTTGTTGCCGAAAAATCTTTATCATTCAACTTTACAACACCTTCAAATTCGTATATTGATAACTCCAAATGTTGTTCTATCAAATTCTTAAATGTATTAATTTTAATAATAGTTGGTTGAACTGAAAATTTTGATAAATCATTGTGTACTAAAGTATCTTCAAATTCGGATACAATTCCATCAGAACCAGCATATAATAATTTTATACTATTTGCCGAACCATTTAAAATATATTCATAATATTTTTCCAAATAATTATGTAAAGGATTAGCGTATAAAATCATGTCTTCGTGAAAAAATAATATCACATCTTCATTTATTTTATCCAAACATTCTAAAATACGATTTGTATATTTTTTAGAATCATCATATGTGATTTGTAAACAATTATTTGGAATTATATCATCCGTTTTATTAACACATACATATATTTTATAATCAGACATAAATTTATTTAGTTGCCCAAAGAACGATGGCCATACATCTTTCATATCTGTGTGAGTGTATATTACTAACGGTAGTTTATTCATAAAAATAAGATATTTCTTTTGAGTATTGAGAAGTTGGGTCCATATATGGTCTTGTTTTTCTACCATGTGTAAATTCATCAATAGAAGAACCAACATCAATATATTGATTATTTGGATTTGAACTATACATCACATCAATTAAGATTTCAGAAACAGGACCGGCTGAAATAAAAAATGTTTGATTTTGTAATTGATTTACATATTCCAATAATTGTTGAATATAATCTTCGCCATATTCTATCCAGTATTTAATACAATCATCTGGAAATGGAAATATATCATTAACTTTAAATGGAAAGTTTTCTCTCTTTGCTCTATGATTACATATAACATAAACACTCTTATCAAGTGTTTTATAAAATTCATACATCTTTTGATAATTTGAATTTATCCAAAGATTTGCAAACGTTTTGTTTGGGTTCTGAATCCTATCAGATAAGAAAGTATAATCATCTATACTATCGGAGTGTGCCGATATTGCATAATGATAATTCGTTTCGGTATGTTTTAATGACTTCAATAATCCTTCGCCAACTTTATTTAGGCCCAATGAAGTACTCCATCTATCAACTGCAAATGCTTGTGAATTAGTACCAATTGCATTACCTTTCATTAAACCAACTTCACCATCCGCATATCTTGCATAAGCAAAATTTGTATCGGATTTTATAAGAGTTGTATAATAATCAAAATCTGTTTGAAATTTATTCTGCATATAATATCTTTTTAATCTTTTCTGCCGCTCTACCGTCACCATAAGGACAAGGTTTACAAATATACGAATTATATTCCAATTTAACAAATAATTCTTTTAAATCTTTTGGAGAATCGCATAAATACAAATGACCTGTTTTTATACCTTCTGGTCTTTCGGTTGTTTTTCTACATACAATGACTTTCTTATTAAAGAATGAACCTTCTTCTTGCAATCCACCACTATCGGTAATTACTAATTTGCAATCTTTAAGAATGTTAATCGTATCATCATGTGTTAAAGGGTCTACTACATTTATATCCGTAAGTAAATCTTTATGTTTTTGAACATTTGGATTTGGATGAAGTGGAAGTATAAACTTTAAATTAGGATACATTTTAGCTAAATTGTTTATTTCAACAAACCATTCATTCATCCAATGATGATTTTCTCTGCGATGCATTGTAACTAAAATGGTATCACCATAACTACCTTTATCATACTTCATAAGGTTATCCAATACAGTATTTCCAACTATATGAATATCTCCCTTTACTCTTTCAGCATCTAAGTTTTCAGCGGAAAGCTGTGTTGGTGCAAAGTTAATATCTGCCAAACGAGCTATCATTTGTCTATAACCTTCCTCTGGATAAGGATTTTCTAAATCATAACTTCTTAATCCAGCTTCCATATAATAAATTTTAATTCCTCTATGGTAAGCAGCCAATGCACAGGCAAAAGCGGAAGCAGTATCACCTTGCACCAACACACCGCTAAAGTTGTAATTTGGAAAATATTCCATACAACCAATCATAATAGAATCCAATCTAGTATGACGAAACGTTTCTTCTATATTGACTCTAAAATCAACTCTTACATCTGCAAGTAAATCTTCATGTTGGCCTGTGAATAAGAGTTTATAATCTTTCTTATTCATAATATCAATCAATGGTTTTACTTTTAACCATTCCGGTCTAGTACCAAAACATATTAATATTGGGTCTTTACTTTTCATATACTAATTTCCAACCTTTCATTCTTTGATTATGAAAATACTCATTCATTAATGCTCTGAATGGCACTCCATCAATACTTCTTTGATTACTTTCCCATAATGAATTAACATCTCCACCGTATTGAGAACCTTTTATACTTCCCCATAATTCTTTATTATCAATTGGATGTGGTGGTACAAATGTTTTAATTCCTGCATACTTTTGTAACATATATGAGAAGTGCATATCCTCACCACAAGTATTATACTTTGGGTCTGGTTGTTCTCTCCACATATGAGATAACCACTCTTTTTTGAAGAACCAACTATGACCAACCAAATCAACTTGCAATGTTTCCGGATTATTACCACCGTCAGGCCAACCAACTCTTGCATAAGGCTCATAATAAGATGATTGTTCCGGTGGAAGCGGTTGTGGATAAATTAGTCCAACCGTTCCTAATAATCCTTCATGTGTTTTCATTGTTTCCATACAATTTTCTAACCATCTACGGCCAGGGATTGTATCATCATCAAAAATACACACATACGGATTTTTAGCCATAAATGCGAAAGCAAATCGTGCCCATACACCAAAGTTATAGTTACAATATGCACCCGCTATTTCAGTTCCTATATCGTAATTAATTAGGTCATTATCGCCTGGATTATTATACCAAAAAAGTATTTCATCCGGCTGAACTGATTGATTTCTTAATGCTTCTAATTGTTCATTAAGATTATCTGCTCTTTTGTAACCATTTAATATAACTGTTATCATAATTCTCTTTTTATTCTTTCTAACCAAACTTCTTTTCTAAAACAAGCTTGATAATTAGCTTTTGCCATTTCTGAACACTCTTTGTAAAAATCTTTATCATCTCTTAATCGTATTGCCAATTCTCTTGCTCCTTCCAAATCATTTACAGCTACTGATAACGATGGGTGACAAAGTAATTGAGTATCTACATCTTGATTACCAATACAAGGGATTCCAAAGTATGCACAATTCAAAGCAAATGTACCGGCTGCTACTGTTGGCATTAAATGTACAGCATATTTAAATGTTGATAATACGGTCATCCACTCATTCCACATTAGTCTTGGTAAGTGAGTTAAGTTATCAACTATATTTTCATTCTCTCTCATGGCATGAGATGTTTGTGCCCAAATAGGTGTATTAAAATTACCAGCTATTATATAACTCTCAAATCCACCATACCATCTAGCGAAGTTACCACCTATAATTGCTTTATCTTCTTTTGTAGGTACTATATCTTTGATTAGAGTATCAATCATTAATGTACCAATAGGTCTTACAGGTTTCGTTGGAAATAAACCTTTATAATAATTCACATCACTCTCATTGTGTGTAAAAATTGAATCACAAGATTGTAAAAAATTATAAAAGTAAATTTGGTCTGCCACACTATAATCGTTATACCACCAATGAGGTCCTTCTTGTATATAATGAACTTTTTTATTACCTCTCTCTCTCAATTTACCAACTATATCTTGTTGTAATATTTCGGAAAATGGATTAATACCATCTATAATTTTACTTCCTTCTGCACTTAAAAATACTTTACCTTTTGGAAATATAATAAAGACATGGTCATAATTAATCAGATGTTTATCAGAACCAAATAAATGAATATTATAATGGTCCGCATCTAGAGCGTGCATCCAAGCAAATTCAGTTCTCATATTTGGATGGTTCTCTGGAATTTTACCAACAAATCCCATTTCAGTTAAGAAGGCTATTTTCATATCGTATCGTATAAAGCGTTTTGTTTTTCTTGTCTTTCAATTTGCTTATGATGATATAAACAATAAATTTCTTCCTGTGGTAAGATTGAAAGTGTATTATATCCAGCTATTCTTTCGTGAACTTTTCCTTGCCATTCAATTTCTGAAGTTCTTCTATAAATTCTAGTTTGATAATCAGGAAAATTTACCCAACCCTGTTCATTAACTTTCCATCCCCATTTTTTGATATGGTCTGATGTTAAACCATTTACGGTGTTAATACGTGGAACAAAGAAAAGGTCAACATCTTTATTATAATCTAAAAAGTTATGGATATTTTCAACCAAATATTCGGATGGCATTTCATCGGCATCAATTTGAAAAATAAAAATACCATTTGCATTATTTTTTAAGTTATTCTTAAATGATGCAAAATCCTTATTAAGAGGAAATGAAATTACTCTTATATTTTTATGTATTTGTGAAATTATATTCAGATAATCTTTTATCTGAGAAGTTGCGGAATCCGAATCATACTGAATTAATATTTCATCTTCGGATTTAATTCGTGGTTGTAAAAAATCAACCAAAGTTGTAATTTCAGTTATTTCATTACAAACTGTAATAGCATATGTAACATTTATCATAGATACAAATATAACAATTTTTATTCAATTTTCCAAATTAAATTGGAAAATATATTTGTATATATAAATATAAAGTAAAAGAGGAAAACGATAAAAAAATTACTTTGTTTTCAATGAAATTCCACCTCTAAATTCAAATTCACCAGTTATTCTTGATTCTGCCGAATTGAATTTGTTATACAATACTCTAGGTGTACCACCCCAAACGTTTCTTCTATCAGTCCAGTTGTTATTTGAAAAAGTAGAATACATATCTCCTGTTGAATTTGCTAATAAAGCAGATTTAATTGCAGATGGCAATGTTTTTGGGTTTACTTCCAGCATCAATGCCAAAACTCCTACAACTTGAGGTGCAGCCATTGATGTACCACTTATGTTTACTTGTTTATAGGATGCATTCCAATCATATGGTTGTCCAGAATATGCATTTGTATTTGATGTTGCACTCATTATGTTTGTACCTGGAGCATAAATATCAACACCAGGACCAGTTTCCGATGATGTTGCTTTTTGGTCTGTGTTTGCATCATAAACCGTACTATCTATATTTCCAACTTTTATTGCTCCACTATAATATGGGGATGAACCTCTATGATAATATAAAGTACCCTGGTCAGTTACAACATAGTTATTATAATCCGTTCCACCAACTATATCAATTTTATGTCCAAAATTTCCAGCTGCAATTACAACATGAATACCCTCATCTACCATTTCTTGAATATCGGTATCGGTTGATGCCACTCTTACATTTGTGATATAATTATATCCCAATGAAGCACCACTTATAGTAATTAACCCATAATTTTGTTCTCTTTCCGTAGTAGTATCAATAGAAGTTCCTGAATATGAAACCCCTCTATAATTTATACTTGATACGGTGTTGTATGGGTCTAAATATCCCCAACTCATATTAACAACGGTAGGTCTTTTATGTCCCGTTTTTGGGTCTATTGGTTTATTTCTATGCCAAAGTTTTATAGCATCAAATGCATAAGTTGAACTTATACCAGTACCACTATCACCACTACCTTCCAATCCACTTAATTTTTGAGAGTATATTCTTGCATTTTTTGCCCAACCATATGTTTTACCAGCAGCTATACCGGCACAATGCGTACCATGTCCATCATAATCTCTGTAATGATTTGCATTTTGTGTGAAAGCTAAACCACTTTCAGTAGCCCAATTTATTTGTTGAACTCTACTTGTTCCATCTAATCCCTGAAATTCTGGATGGTCAACCTGAATACCACTATCTTGAATTACAACATCAACTCCCATACCAGTTAAAGTAAAATTATAACTAGATGTTGTTGCAGTTGATGTACCATATGGAATATTATTACTAAAATTTGAACGAATTAATCCCCAATTAACAAAATCACCAGAATCGGATGTTGTTTTTGTAAAATCTCCTCTTTGTGTAATTCTTTTTCCAATTACAATATCGGTTCTATGTTCAGGTGGAATTTCTACATCAAATACTCTTTCATCCAATTTAAGTTGTTCCGCTTCTTCATCGGTAAGCAAATACCAACATTGACGTAAAGATGCAGGTCTTTCGTTTGTAAATTCTACTCTGCGATTTGGGATATAAAGTTTACCACCATCAGTATCACTTTCTATATCATTCCAAAATCCATCGTAATCTATTCCTTCTTTTAAGATAACGTTGTATTCTCTCATATTCTATTAATATAATGCGTTCCATGCACTACCATCATAGAAGTATGGTTTAACCGTAGCTCCGGATGATGATACCGCAAACATACCCATTTGCCCGGTAGGTAATGGATGTATCGCTTCTAATTTAAGTATGTTTGTTAAGTGGGTAGAACCGGTAACTTGTAATACAGCAGTAGTTGCATCAAAACTAACTAAGTTTTGTGATATCGCAGTTGTTGAACTATCATAAGTTAATATACCATTTGATTTACTACCCGATAGCGCCAATGAGTTTGGAGGAGTCATAGAACCGGATGTAAAATCAATCCAACTACTACCAATATATCCCATAAATTTGTTCCTATCGGTATTATAGTATATGTCACCAACTTGCGGAGAAAATGCTGAAGTTGCTGCATTTTGGAAATTCGCTAATCTCAACGATGATGATGAAATTACTACCGTATTGGATGCATTTAAGTATAAATTATTTGCTGAATATAGTTCAGGTGAACCAGGAGACGTTACGGTTATAGCAGATGCAGTAATTGAACCACTAACTACTAAAGAGCCCGTAATACCAACATTATTTGTTGTATTATAAATTGAACCAGTTGCGATAAATATTCCGCCTGCACTACTTCCACCCGCACCTATTGCAACTCCATTTACATATATACTACCACTAACAACATTCAATCCACCACCCGTAATATCAATAGAACCACTTACTTGAACGTGACCACCTGCAATTCTTGTTTCCGTTTTTGGATTTACAAGAATAATCTCACCTTGCATATTTGAAGTATTTTCAGATATGTAATAGTATGTTGCAGGATTGAACCCAGCAGTATTCCATTGAACTATTGCTTGTGTAGAACCATTATTTACAACACCAGATACTCCTTGTCCTGTTCCGGTTGCAGGTGCTGTTTTAATCCAAAAAGGTTGTGCAGATGATGATACTTCAAATACTAATATATCACCACAGTTTGCGTATATAGTTAGGTCATTTCCAGACCCATCAACTGCTCTATTTGGTGTAAACACATAATTTTGTGAACCATCTTTAGTCACTAACCATCTCTTTGTCATTGAACCACTAAAAATTTGTGGTGCTGTAAATGAGTTTGATGTATATGTTAATGCTCCAAAATATTCTCCAATTTGTGCAGAACCAGAAACAGTTCCAAGAGGCGCTCCTGTTGCGGTTATATTTCCTATGCTTATTATTGCCCCAGTACTACCACTCGTTGCCAAATTAAAACTACCACTAAAAACGATATCGGTTATTCCTGCTATGGATGTGATTCCGGTATCTCTTACAGTAAGAATGATAGAAGAACCAGAAGTACCAGAAGTACCACCCGTTCCATCACTACCTCTAGCACCAGATGTACCAGAAGAACCAGATGTACCAGTATCACCATTTTTACCAGATGTACCAGAAGTACCTGTTGTACCCGATGTGCCACTCGTACCAGATGAACCAGATGTGCCCGCTCCAGATGTTCCAGATGTTCCAGATGTACCTGATATACCTTGTACACCAGTACCATTACTTCCATCTTTACCGGATGTACCAGATGAACCAGAACTTCCACTACCACCACCAGCTCCAATCACTGTCAAACTTACAACGCCACCACCGGCATTTGTTGCTCTAACAGTATTATCAAATTGAAGTGTTGTTGTTGATGCTGCAGAAAATGAACCACTATTAATAGTAATACCACCACCACCTGCACCGGTTGTTACGGTTACTTGCCCACCGCCATCATTTGATACAACTGCACCATTAAATCTTATTGTTGATATTGCACTAAAAGAAGAACCGCCTTGTTGTGACACCGTTACGTTTGCACTAGTACCATCGGTACCAGAAACTCCAGATGAACCAGAAGTACCAGATGAACCACTTTGTCCAGATGTTCCAGATGACCCGGATGAACCAGAAGTACCAGCCGATCCTGGTCCACCAGATGTACCAGATGAGCCACTACTTCCAGAACTTCCTGATGTACCTCTTGTTCCAGAACTTCCCGATGAACCAGATGACCCACTACTACCAGTTTCTCCAGATGAACCAGAACTTCCTGATGAGCCACTTACACCGGATGTTCCACTACTACCAAAGAATGTACCATCTTTACCCGATGTTCCGGATTCACCGCTAGTTCCACTACTTCCAGATGAACCAGAACTTCCACTACTTCCAGAACTTCCACTTACTCCAGATGAACCACTTATACCGGATGTACCATGTGAACCCGCTGGTCCAGAAGCACCTAAAATATTAATAGCCCAAGAAGTATGTGTACCACTACCATTTATACTATCTATATCCGCAGTTAATGCACCATTTCCACTATTATATGTAAGAACGGTTGCCGTTATTTTGTTTGTTGCTGAATTTGCTACAATCATCTGCTGTCCAACAGTCCATTGTAATCCTGTACCAATTGTTATTGAAATGGTATCGTTTGTAGTTAAAGTATCTAAATTCAAACTATCGGTTGCAGTTGATGTATATCTATCACCACTATTACCGCTTGTTCCAGATGAACCAGAACTTCCAGATAGACCAGATGTACCACTCGTGCCACTTACACCAGATGTACCAGATGTTCCTGCTGCACCAACAGCTCCTATTACGTCCAATGTTACAATACCAGAACTTACCTGCTTTACATTTATTGTACTTCCAAAATTAATTTGGGTAACATTTGAATTTGAGGTAGAATGAGTTCCAGATAGAGAACCGCTAGTGACATCAATTGAGCCACTTGCAAACACCAAATCCTCTAAATATTGAAGGTTGTCATCCATCTGCTGTGCCGTCAGAGGTGCACCATTTGAGATTCTTTTTATTAATGCCATTTTATACTTCTTGTTGAATATTATTAGTTACCTACATAAATATTAATAAAGACAAGAAATAGGAAGTTTTATTCTTCTGCCGGCTTTGTGGATGTTTTTGATGGTTTAGGTATTCTTAATAGTCGCATCATTTCTTCGGTATCAAATGTAATTTCTTTTATTAATTTTACATTTTTAAGGATATACGTTCTGTATGTACCGGGTTGTTGTGTGTAGATTGTATTATTTTTTGCTTTTTGAAAAAATTTAGTTCCCAAACGAGTATCCTCTACCACTATATCATTAAATTTATTTGAATTTACACTCTCTACAATAGATTCATATTTTATATTATTCTTTAAATTAAGCTTTAACCAACTAAAAAATTTTATAGGTTGTGCTTCACTTATTTTTAAACAATGTAAAACTTTATCAGGAGTTATTCCAATTAAAAATATAATTGCACTTTTAGGACCAGAAAATGTTGTTAGTTTTCCATTAACATATTCATATGATACTATTTTATATACTTTTCTAGGTTCTAATCTAGTTTTGGCAACTTGAACTTCTCTTGCAATTAATCTATTATATAAATTAGCAAACGGCATTATTGAACTTTATTTAGCTTTGGAAGTTGCATTTTTTGTATATTAACATTAGGTGCATTGAATGGAATCACCTGTGGTGCTTTCTTTACATAAGTATCAAGTATCTCCGCAAATCTTTCATGCATTTTTTCCAAAGTAAAATTCTTTAAGGTGTTTTCTTTTAACCCAACTGATTTTTCTAAATAGGAATTATATTTGTTATATACATCATATATTTTATTAGCTGCATTTGAGTAATTTACACTAAACCATTGTGCTTCTTTCATAAGAAATTGGTCAGCGGCAGAATCATGAACAGGTGTTAATTGACCATCTAATAATACTGCATTTTCTTTTGGTAAAAAATCAATATGACCACTCCAACCACTTGCTAATATTGGTTTACCGGTCAAAGTAAACTCAGCCATTGGTCTACCATATCCTTCACCTTTTGTAAAAGATAACATTGCTTTTACTTTTGGATGATGGTATAAGTTACTCATATCAGTTTCTTCCATATCACCATGTAATAGGTATATAGATGGACATTTATCTCCAAATTGTTTTACTACACTTTCAATTTTCTGACGTGTTGTTTCTCTATCAATTACACTAAATCCAGCATGCGATGTTTTAACAATAAGACCAGGTCTTTTATCTTTTGGTAGATATTGGAATACGGTAGCAAATGTTTTAATTGCCATACCAATATCTTTTCTATCTTGTCCTAAATCTCCTTTCAACCAATGCCCAACTATTAAAAAACAAAAATCTTCTTTTACATTTTCTAGTACATCTTTACTATTTCCTTTTGAGAAAATCTCAACATCAACACCTTCAAATAAAACTTCAATTGGTTTTTGAACTTTTATTTCACCTAATATTTCATCAGTTTGTGTATTTTTTTGTTGATATACAGTAGCTCCTACATTTTGTTTTGTAAAATTAGAAGGTACAATGATTAAATCCATTTTGTTAGAACCATCAATAAAATCTTTTGGACAAATTGTTGTTTCAACACCAGCAGTTACACCAATATTATAGTGTCCCTTTGGTTCAAATTCGTTAGCTACTGAAACTTGCATAAACACATCTGGTTTTTGTTCAATTCCAGTAATAACTCTTTCTAACATCCATCTTCCAAATTCACTTTCACCATCAACTTGGTTTTGCGGAGTATTACCCCAACGTAGTGGAATAATTTTTATATCGTACTTATCCATTTTACGAAGTGATTTCATCAAATCTCTACAATGGTCACCATATCCACTTCTCGTAAAAATAGGGCCCTGAAATACTAATATTGGTTTGCTCATAACTTATTTAATTTTGAATACTTCAAATCTTTTTCTTGGTTTCCAGTTTTCTAATGTAGATTCAATTCCATCTACTAATGTTTGACACATATTTGTATGATTTAATCCAGCCTCATTAATAAAATGCTCTCTACCTTTTAATGCGTTTTCTTTTCTTTCTTCTTTTGGTGTATTATACACTTTGAGAATTGCATCCGCAACATCATGCAAATCAACTCTATCATCCCAAATATATGGGGTTGGTACTGAACCTGCTAATGCCAATGCTCTACTCCAAACAGGTGTAGCCCAAGGACCAGGTTCTGCTTTACCTTCCCACTTTCTCCACTCATGCAAAGAACCAATCTTTACATAATCTTCTGCGGTTAGTAATTTACCATCAACTTTAAATCCACATTGGTCTTGCAATCCACCAGTTACATTTACAATGATTGGTGTTCCCGCCATTATTGATTCTGCAGTTGCTAATCCAAATCCTTCGTTGTTTGCGATGTTGATGGTACAATCTGCTATATTATAAAGTAAGTTTAATTCTTGCTGAGGTCTTCTTTTCTCTGAAAAAACAATATTCACATCGGGTGCTATCGCTTCAATTACTGCCGGTAAATCAGTTCCATTTTCATCCACAGGTTGCGTATGCATTAACAATACACATTTATCTGCTTTTTCTTTACCAATCTTATCACAAAATAATTTGTATGCATATATTACATCCGATGGTTGCTTTCTTCTAATATTACGGTTTGACCAATAAAGTACAAAATCATATTTTTTATCACCCAACACATCTTTGTAAAAATCATCAGATACTTCTGCTGGTTTGTAAACATCGGTATTAATACCATGCGGTACATAACTCACTTGCCAATCATCTTTTGTAATCCAAGTTGGTTTATCGTTTCTTGCACCAATTCTTTTAATGATGCCATAAGTTTGTCTAGAAATACAACCAATCCAATCACAACTCTCATAGTAGTTACGGTTATACATTGGGTCTGGCAAATCATCCCAAATTGCGTAAAAAAGGATTGGAACATTTTGTCTTACTTCATGTTCTATCTCATACAACCACGTCCAATAACGAGGGTCAGTAAAGTGTAGGATAGCATCTGGTTTTTCTGCATTAATTAATTGTCTAAGTAAATCCGCATTTCCATACCCATTCCAAGGAAGTATTTTTACATTAGCATCTTCTACCCCATAAGTTTTACGAATATCATCGCTAACATCTAATACCTTTCCTTGCTCTGGATGGTTAATAGCTGCACCTACCTGAAACCAATCGTATTTGTGAACTGTCCCTAATACTAATTCTTTGGACATCGTAGCGATACCACTCGCCATTCTTAAATCATCTGAAAGTAACAATATTTTTTTCTTTGCCATAACTAATTTTAAAATTGTGAACCTGAAATTTGTAGTTTTAAGTATTCGTTCATTTCTTTTCTAAACTCTTCGTCAGAAACATATCTTTCAACAGTTCGGTTTACCAACTTTTGTAAGGTAACATCGGAATCAAAAGATACTTTTTTAAATGATGAATATACATCTTTCAAGATTTTCACAGTTGTAAGTTTTGTGTTTTCTTGATTCATTGTAATATTAATTTTATATATTTGTATATATAAGTATATTACAAAAAGAAAAAACAATAAGTTTTAAAAAACTTTTTTTAAGGTTTTCCATCACATATACCCCTATTCATAAATTCACACCATTTACAATTCTTTTTGTTTTGTCCAGGCACTTTAGGGTATGCTATATCTTTGTAATTACCTTCATCATCAAATACGGTATTAATAAACTCCATAAACTCATCATATACTTTATTTACAGATGGAGTTCCGTTTGGTGGAACGTGTTTTGATATATAAGGAATTGGGAATGCAGAATCTTCAGGAAGTTTTCTTCTCATTATCTGATATTCCACTTTGATTTTAGTCATTGGAATATTAAACAATTCTGAATAATATTTTTTGTATAAAAGAATTTGAGAATTTTTTAATTTATCCGCCTTTTGATATTGATTCCATCCCATCGTTGATGTTTTCAAGTCAACAATTATAATTGAGTTTTCTGCCAAATCTCTCAATACAATATCAATAAATCCAATAAAATGTACACCCGTTTTAATAGTTGCATTCAATGGAATTTCAATACCCACTAATTCATATCCAGATTTAGAATAGAATTTACTACAATACTTTTTAAACCAAGTTAATATTCTTCTACCATCACCATAAAATTCTTCCAATTCAATTTGAGTACAAGGAGTACCTTCACTCAATGCTTCTTTTTCTTTAGTAAAATTTTCTTTTAATCTATCTAATAATAACTTATCCAAATCAATCTCATCAGCTTGCTTTTTGGATACACCATACATTACCGAAAGGTAGTGTTGGATAGTTTCGTGCATTGAGCTACCAAATATAGTATGGATATTACCCGAAGATTCTCCGAGTTTATCTATATAATTTAACTTATATTGTTGAGGGCAGTTACTCCACATTGAGTACTGCGAAAATGATACTTTTGCCATTTGTTTGATTTATATAAAGATACGAAAAAATGGTGATATTACCAAATTAAAGTTTGAGTTTTAACTTGGTAATTAACTTGGGTTCTGTACCATATGCTTCGGCAATTCTTTTGATTTCCTCTCTACCGGTGGTACTTTCATATAATATATCAAGATATTCAGATGCTTCTTTTGTAGAAACTTCATACCATTTAGCTACCAAATCAATAATCCATTGTTCGTAATCTTTTACCGATTTACCCTTCATATAACGAAGATAGGTTTTACCTTTTGGTATAATTCCAATAAGCGCTTTGTAAACAGCTTTAGGTGGTGCTTCTTGGATATAAGGTTGTATTTCCGCTATCATCTCAATCCAATCTGGATTCATAGACATATAACGAATGATTAACCAATTACTCCAGGTCTTTTTATCCGCATCCTCTAGCTTATCCCAATACTTTGGGTCCTGGTCTTTTGTAATTGCGTTGATATGGTCAAATAATCCTTTAGCCATTTGTAATATCTAAATCTAATGAGCGAGTTTCCGCTGCGGTTAATTTATCTTTTTGTTCTAATGCTCTAAGTTGTACCGGTTTAAAAAGTTCTTGTTCTGCACCACAATCACCACAAAGATATACTTCAAAAGGTATCATCATATCCTGGTCACCACCAAAAGCTAATTTAGATAATTTTCTCATCTTCATAGCTGGAAGAAATGTTTTACCACCACATTCACAAAATACAGGTACCGATGCCGATATATCTACTTTAGGTTGTGCTCCCGGCATTTGTGGAACTTCACCTTGTCCAATAATGTTTGCCATATTATATTAAATTTAAAATTTGAATTAATGTTGCAGCTGCAATAATTTCTTTATCAATTGCTACTGCCGATTTAGCTACTCCATCTCCTAATACAAGAATAACGTTTGCTGTATTTTCTCCTGCATATTCATCAACCTTATCATATAGTAATGTATAAAGGTCAGAAAAATCAGTTGCCTTTGAATCTAAAATAGCTTGTCTAACATTCATATATTTGTTTCTCTTATCATCTTTTGATTTAAGAATTTCCAAAACTTTCATTTTGTAATCATTCTCCAAAAGATTTTGAACATCTACTTGCAATTTACCTTTAAGAGAGTTTAATTGGCAAGTATTAATAATTTTACGAATATCAGGATAAGAAGAATCAATAATAGGAACTAAATCTTTTGGGTCAAACTGAACATCTTCTGCTCTTAAAATCTTACTCATCTGAATAGCTACATCTTTTTTAGTAGGTGGAGTTATTTGAAAAGTTTGACAACGGCTTTGAATAGGTTCGATGATTTTTTCAACATAGTTACAAGTCAAAATGAATCGGCAATGCTTACTAAATGTTTCCATTAAGTTACGAAGGATTGCTTGTGCGTTTGGAGTCATATAATCAAACTCATCCAATATAATAATTTTATATTTTTTAAATCCCATTGATGATGCAAAGTTTTTAACTTTTGTTCTTACAGTCTCAACATTATTCTCATCGGATGCATTTAGTATCATATAATCACAATCAATTGATTTGATAATCAATTTTGCCAATGTTGTTTTACCAGTACCGGCTTTTCCAAAGAACAAAAGATGTGGTACATCTTCGGTTTCTATATAACCTGCTACTTTATTTTTTAAATGTTCATTACCCACATAATCATCCAATTTAGATGGACGATATTTTTCCACCCATAATGAATGGTTTATTTGTTCTTCTTCTTTAAATTCAAACATATTATTATTTTTTAATTTCCGGTTGACCCAAATCCGCCTTCACCTCTTTCGGTGTTAGATAATTCTTCTACTTCTTGAAACTCAATATGAGGATGTGGGATAATCATAATTTGTGCAATACGCTCACCAATCTTATAAAATTCATTATTTAAATTTTTAGATTCATCATAAAACCCTTCACTTTTACCAAGTATTTTATTGAATGTAGCTTGTAGTTCACCCCTATATCCACTATCAATTACACCAACTGAATTACTTAATTGTAAACCAGTCTTTCTAATTGATGAACGAGGAAATACCAATCCAACAAATCCTTCAGGTATTTCTAATGCGATGCCAGTTCCATATGTAATTTGTTCCGGTGTATCTTTAAGAATTTCGGTTGCTACTAAATCCATTCCTGCATCGCCTTCTTTTGCATATGTTGGAATTACTGCGTTTGGATTAAGCTTTTTTATTTTCACTTGCATATTCGTCTATTTTTTGTTCAAAGTTATTTCTATCTTGCTCCAATTGTTTAGCAAATTTAATTTGTTCTTCTCTCATTTTTTTACCATCTTCACTTATTTCTCTTGCGAACAAAGTAAACACTTTTCCTGTCTTTGAATTTGTAAAATTAATAAATGAATCTTTTTTATTAGTAATTGTAAAAGTAACAGTTGGGTCTTCCGATGGATTTAAATTTCCATCTGTCCATGCAAAAATTTGAGGTTCATCATTATCAAATTGGAAACACCATTCACAGTCTTCATATTTTTCTTGTTCCAAAGTGATTTGACCAATTTGTTCTAATGGTTCTAAATTAACCACTTCTTCTTTTTTTGTTTTTTTAGCCTTTGCCATATTATTTTATTTTGTTTTACAAATATACGAAAAAAAGTTTAGAATTCAAAAAACTTTTTTGCGGTTTGTGATTCTACCGATGCCATTTCCCATTTGAGAGCACCGAAAAAATCATTTAATTTATTTTCTAGTTCTGCTTTATAAATTTCATCTCTATCTATGTAGTTGTTGATAAAATCTAATATATCTTTTGGGTCATTATAATCTTTGAATGCCAACGTATCAATACCTAATGGATTGTTTTTAAGATAAACCCATTTAACTTTTTCACCATCTCTAATTGGTTCATGTTTATACGGACATTCAAAGAATTTTAGTAAACGATTATATGCAATTCCCGCTTTAACGTGTGCGGGCGTTCCTTTCTCAAAATTTGCAATAGCTTCACCACCATTCTTTTTCCAACGGCCTTTATCGTATTTACTCAATTCTTTAATTGCTCCACCTTTTGCTATTTTGTTGATTGGAAGCGTTGATAATCCTTTTTTAAATTCTAATAGTGATTGATTAACTTCTTCATTTGTTTTACCCATCAGAATATCCTTTAACAATCTAGCCATATACTCTTGAAATGCCTTTGGAAATGAACTTCTAACTACATCCAATCCTTTAACATCCAATTTATCACAAGGAATACCATTTTTCAAAATCATCCATTGAGCGTATCTTTTCTTTGCTACCCAAAATCCCGCTTTACTGATATACTCTTTCTTAATCTCAAATCTATGTTTCTCTTTTGGAATACAAAAGAATCTTTCTGCTAATAAGTTATAAAATGAATTTAAGAATGCTTGAGTTTCTTCTGCAATAGTATTAACTTCCGATGCCATTCTATTCTGGTCAAATGTTTTATATTCAGGATATCTATGTTTTACCAAAGGTTCTGCCATCATATAAATTGAATCGGTATCAATATAAACATTGTAATCATCCTTTGTACCCAATTCTTTTTGGTATTTAAGGTTTGCCATTTCTGCAGTTTTCTTAATTACAGTTTGACCCGTAATAGTTACTGCTTCTGCATTATCAATATCATAAAATCTAAATGCAACAAGTCCTAATACACCATACATTGAGTTCAAAAGAATCTTTTGTACCAACTGTCTTTTACCATAGAATTCATACTTTTCAGTATCCCCTGCTTCACCATACTTCTTCTCTAATTTTCTGAATTCAACCCTTTGTTTAAACCAAGTATCCAAAATATCCGCAATCAATCCTGGCTTCTTTTGTGTGTATAATACACCATTTGCAGCCACACCTAATTGGTTATCTTTAATAACTTCTTCTAACTCTTTTCTATTATAAGTAAATTCCTTTGTTTTACCAACAATTGTATATTGTCTATCTTCTCCTCTAACCCATGCATCAGGATCCCAATTACCAATTTTACCTACCTTAGTTTCAGGTGAAATGTTAAGGGTCATAATGATTGATGGATATAGAGATGTTAAGTCCAAGTCATAAATCCAATCATACTTACCAACGATGGGTTCTTTTACATATGCTCCAATGAACTTATCTTCACCCGCTTCAGTTTGTTCTGCAAGTTTATCTTTATGGTTCTTTGGTTTGTTAGGTGCTACCAATCCTTTCTTTTTAAGATATGCTAAACAAGCTCCTTCTAAATATTTTGATGAGAAAATGTAATCTTCATATGGAGTAAACCCAGAATGACAAATCGCTCTGGACAACTCAATGAATTGAAGTTTAGTATCCATTGAAACTACTAATTCCACATCGGTAATGTTATATTCAATAAACTTTTCTAAATCATTTTCAAATAGGTCATCCAAACTTCCTTCGTATTCAACCTTACCTCTACCCAATTCTTTGGTTGCAATATGATTCAATGTATAAGATGCTTCTAAACCAAAGTTATATCGTTTATACAAACCAATATAGTCCATAATACTTACACCCGCAATACTATAACGATTACGATATGGTGACCAGTACGTTTTACCTATACAAGATAAACGATTAGCCTGATTTTCTCCGCATACATTTTTAATACGATTATATAGATATGGAACGTCAAAGAAATCAATATTCCATCCTGTCCAAATAGTTGCGTTTACACTCTCAACATAAGTTACATATTTCATCAACAATTCACGTTCACTACTAAAGATATGAACGTGCACATCTCTACCATCTTTTTGAAATGATTTACCTTTTACTTTACCTTTCTTATCTACAACGAATACGTGGTATTCTTTTGTAGCATCATCATATGCTGCTATTGAAGTAATTTCGTTTTCTGCTTTTTCAATGTTTGGAAGTCCAGTCACCATTTCAACCTCAATATCAAAAGTTAAAACAATGTGCCCTTTAGATGGAGTATCATCATTATATAAATCAACTAATACTCTTGTTGTTTCAGGTACATCTGATTCAAAGAGTTCTTCACCATCATCTTTATCCCATTTGTAAATCTTTGTAAGACGGTCTCCGTACATTGATGTATATTCCCCATTTGGGTCTTTAACATACGCATATTTTTTATATGAAAATGTACGATAACCTAAAGTATCATCCCAAAGATGTATTAAATTCCTCTGTCTCTCTAAAAATATATTCTGATACATTCTATGGTTTATAAAATATAAAAATTGGTTCGTATTTGTAAAACTGTCCTTCTATTTGCATACTATTTTTTGCTTTAGATAAATCCATTCCGGTCATAGGGCTCATAGTCATTCTCAATTTACCTTTATACTCACAACCCAATTGTGTTAGGATGTCAATACTATCCTGTTCTAGTGGATAAAATTTGTCTGGTCCAACTTTAATATCTGCGATATTCCAACACACATAACGGTCATTACGAAGATACTCATATATAGTTTCTAATGTTGGTCTTAAAAATCCATCTCTCCAACTTTCATAGTTTCCAAATTTCTTAAATGATTGAGTATCATCATCTGAATATCTTTCTCTATCAAAGTATGGTGGTGAAGTAAATGCGAAATCTAATTTACCTTTATATTTTTGAAATCTCGGGTCATCTTTAATTATTTCCGAACCCGTTGTAAAGATTTCATAAGTGTTTGCATGTCCCCAAAATGGATTACTTGCACCAGGTACTTTATTGTTGAAGAATTCCGCTAAATACTCATAACGAGTCTTACCGATTTCTGCAATATAGTTTTCGGTATTAGGGTCATTTCCTATATAATGAATATTTCTATCATCTACACTTAATGCTCCTAATATTCTACCACCCCAACCAGCTGATGGGTCATAAATGTTAATAACATCCTGGTCTTTGATGTGTTGGGTAAATCTCTGATAAAGATATTTTGCAGTTAGTGGTGGGAAGTTCACAACCGCCTGTGTACCCATACCGATACGAAATGCCGCAGTTGCTTCAGGAAATATTCTTTGTCCCAATGGATATATCTTAATCTGAATTGGTTGTTTTGGAACATCAACTAAATTATCAATATTCTCACCCCAATCTGCAGTTTTTAATGAAGATATGTTTTCATACTTCAATATACCCGCTGCATAAAGGTCTTTTACTTCTTGTGCAGTAATTGGTGGTGATGGAACTTTACTATCTGCTTGAGATAGGCAAAATCCATATCCCTCTTTCTTATCACCAGCTACCCACTTCTCAATCCACTCCTTACCACTTTGGATATGTGAGTTATGAAAATCTGGATGGTCTAAATGCAATGTTTTAGAGAAACGATACATACCATCTTGCCTAGTCAATCTTCTCATTTGTTTTACAAACTCTGGTAAATACTGGTCATCTGCGAATACATCATAGATAGATGGTTTTGGTTTATCATATGCCGAACCACCAATACCTGTTTTATACATCGCAGGAAAGAATTGATTGACCGGAGTTGCGAACTTATTAAAATTAAAGATGACTTCGTTTCCGTCATCATCTTTTTCTTCAAACTCATTTACTTTGTAAGTTTGTAGTTTAGAAAACTGCTCAATCATTTCTGATTCATCTACACCAATTCTAGGTGGTGCACCAGTTTCATTCCAAACTCTTACCGCAAGTTCTCTGAAAAATGCCACCCACTTTTCAAAATCAGCGAATGGCATTTTGAGAACTTCTTCGTATAATAAGTTTACTTCTGGTTCGTACAACCAGTCATTCTTTTCGTAGAAATATTTCTTTTTATAATTAAAACTCATTATGCAGTTAATTGTTGTTCTACTAAGTAATATTTTGCAGTGAAATCATCAATTTTGAATTCAACATGCGAAATACCCTGTGTTGATACTTTAAGCACAACCGAAGTTGCTTCTTTATTTGCAGTTAAGATTTCTTTCAAATATTTTGCTGAGAAAGAAATTGGTTTAACATCTCCTGCATATGCTTTATCAACTACGAACACAACTCTGTTTGAGTTAATATTTGAATATCCCAATACAACTTTTAATTCTTTCTTTTCAGTAAGAATGGTGAACGTATCAACTTCACTCAATGCGTTTTTAGCTTTGATAAACTTATCAATAAACGCACCATCAAAATTAATATCCACATCAAAATCAGGAAGTTTTTTCAAATCTGGTACATTTGGAATAACTGCCAAATCTGCCAATTGAAACTGAACTTTTGTGTTTTCGCTTTTAACGAAAAGATTTACTGCTTTACCTTCAATCTCTTGTGCTTCTAACTCAATATCTTCACCAACTACTGAAAGTAATTTTGATAAAGTTGATGTTGTGTACACTCCTAAATCAGGTGCACTAAATGTGAAATTATCTAATTGAATCTCACCCAATACAGTTTTGTCATCTGAAATAAAACGAGTAACTAATTTGTTATCTTCGGTTTTCCATGCAACTGATTCTACTAATCCACCCAAACTATACTTTTGGATAAATCTTGTTAATTTTGCTTTGTTCATTTTGTTTATGTTTAAATTTTAAATTGTGAA